CAGGCCACTATCATCACCGTAGCACTATTGGTAATGTATCCTATATTGGCGCTTTTGGAGAATATACTTGGCATGATTATAATGATCCCCGAGGTTTTTCGTTATTTGATACGGGGTCCAGAGTTTTAGAGTTCGTCCAGAATCCATATAGAATGTTTAGGATTGCAAAGTATGATGATGTTGCTAATCCTGAAATCGTAGAGAAGATACAGAAAACAGACTTTTCTAGATATAAGAATACTTATGTTAAGCTTGTTGTTATCAATAAGTCTAACCCATATGCCTTCGATCTACTATTTGATTCTATCTATAAGGCAAGTCCTTTAGATATCACGGTCGTAGAAGATCCAACAGTTCTCTTAGAGAACGAAGAAGCAGACGAAGTAAATGAAGCGGAAGATACCCCTACGATCCTTCGTAAGTATATCGATACGCTAACATTACCATTAGATAGCGGTAAAATGAAACACTTTATGATGGACATATACAATGAGGCCTTACAGGTCGAGACTGTATAAATACTTCGATAAACTTAAGGAAGTTTGATATGATTAAAAAGAATTTACCATGGATTATACTTATTGGACTGACCATCGGTCTAGTTGCCTTTATGTTTGATAATCCTAAACAGAAAGCAATCAGTGAAATCGGCTACAGTGACTTTATTGCACAAGTCGATGCTGGAAGAGTTCATGATGTAACAATTATAGGAACCGAAGTTGTCGGACATTATATGGATAACCGACAGTTCACCACCACAGTCACCGGAGTTAGTAATCTACTCCCTCGCCTTGAACAGCACAAAGTAAATATCACAGTTAAAGAAGAACAAGGTAATTTTTGGTTTGGTCTATTGATCAATCTACTTCCTGTTTTCCTATTCTTCGCACTATGGATTTTTCTATCACGAGGTCGAGCCGGAGGTCCGGGCGGTGTTATGGGACTTGGTAAGTCTAAGGCCAAACTTCTTACTGAAAATCAGACTAAGGTAACATTCGATGATGTTGCTGGTGTTGATCATGCCAAAGAAGACTTGCAAGAGGTTGTAGAGTTTCTACAATCACCAGAAAAGTTTCATAGACTTGGTGGAAAGATTCCAAAGGGTGTTCTACTCGTCGGACCTCCAGGAACAGGTAAGACACTGTTAGCAAGAGCGGTTGCTGGTGAAGCAAATGTTCCTTTCTTCTCTATCTCTGGTTCCGACTTCGTTGAAATGTTCGTCGGCGTTGGTGCTAGTCGTGTTAGAGATATGTTTGAACAAGCAAAGAAGAATGCACCATGCATTATCTTCATTGACGAAATCGATGCTGTTGGTCGTTCAAGAGCAAACGGTATATCAGGTAATGATGAGCGTGATCAAACACTAAACGCTATGCTAGTTGAAATGGATGGCTTTGAAACTAATGAAGGCATTATCATTGTCGCTGCTACAAACCGTGCAGATGTTCTAGATAAGGCTCTATTGCGCCCTGGTCGTTTTGATCGTCAGATTCAAGTTCCTAACCCAGACTTTATTGGTCGTGAAAAGATCCTTAAGGTTCATACTCGCAAGGTTCCAATTGGTTCTGATGTTGATCTAAAGCGAGTTGCAAAGGGAACACCTGGCTTCTCTGGTGCTGACCTTGCTAATCTAGTCAATGAAGCGGCTTTGCTTGCTGCTAGAAGATCAAAGCGTATCGTTACTAGTATGGAGTTTGAAGATGCTCGTGATAAGATCCTTATGGGTCCTGAGCGTCGTTCACTAATGATGACTGACGAAGAAAAGAAGATGACTGCATATCACGAAGCTGGTCATGCTCTAGTCTCTCTTAACATGCCTGGTTCTGTTCCAATTCACAAAGCAACAATCATTCCTCGTGGTCGTGCTTTGGGTATGGTTCAGTCCCTACCAGAGCGAGATAAAATCTCCATGCACTATGATGAAATGATCGCCAATCTAGCAATGGCTATGGGTGGTCGTGTAGCAGAAGAAATGATCTTTGGTGATGACAAGGTATCTTCTGGTGCATCTGGTGACATTCAGATGGCAACTCAACTTGCTCGTTCTATGGTCACCGAGTATGGTTTCTCTCCTGTTCTAGGTCGTATGGCATACTCAACACCAGGTGCAGATATGTTCCATGCACCAAAGATTGCCGAAGAAACTCAGAAGGTAGTCGATATGGAAATCAAGCGGCTTGTTGAAGAAGGATATCTTACTGCTAAGAAAATCCTTACAGAGAAAAGAAAAGACCTTGACAAACTTGCTAATGGTCTGTTAGAATACGAAACTCTATCGGGTGAAGAAATCTCCGATCTACTAGAGGGTAAGATTCCAACAAGAGAGTTTTGATGATAACTTTTCATTATGTCAAGTGGAAGAATTTTCTGTCCGCAGGTAATGTATGGACAGAAATTGAACTAGATACGCACAAGAATACTCTAATCATGGGCCACAATGGGTCGGGGAAGTCAACCTTCCTCGACGCATTGACTTTTGTGCTATTCGGTAAGCCTTTTCGTAAGGTGAACAAGGGTAATGTTGTAAACTCTATCAACAATAAGAACTGTGAGGTTGAGATTGAGTTTTCCATAAACAACAAAAGATATAAAGTTGTTCGTGGTGCAAAACCAAATCTCTTTCAAATCTATTGTGATGGTGTCATGTTGAATCAAGATGCCGCTGCGAAGGATTATCAAGAATATCTTGAGAAGCATATCCTTAAGATGAACTTCAAGTCCTTTACACAGGTGGTCATCCTCGGCTCGGCATCGTTCGTTCCATTCATGCAGCTATCAGCTAATGATCGCCGTGCAGTTATTGAAGACCTTCTAGACATTCAAATCTTTACAGCCATGTCAACCGTGGTTAAGAATAGACTACAGGCTAATCGTGAAGGTTTGGAGAAGAACCGTGTCATTCTAACATCTAAGGATGAAAACAAGTCTTATATCGAAAAGACTCTCGCTTCACTCAAGGCCAACAGTGAAGAAAAGCTAAGAGAACTAGAAGCAAAGAAGCAGGGCCTAGAGGAACAGGTTGCTATTGAAAAGCAAGGTGTGGCTAATCGTCAAGTCTTGCTAGAGAAGGCTCTTGAAAAGGATCTTGATCTATCACCTTTTAAGTCTAAGCATTCTAAGCTACTATCTTTCAGAGCAAAGATGGAAGCTAATCGTGATAAGTATGTCAAAGACATTGACTTCTTTGCAGCTACAGGCACATGTCCGACTTGTCGTCAGGATATTGATCCTGAGTTTTCAAAAAAGATGATCGAAGATAATGATGTTAAGATCAATGAACTTTCCGACGGACTAAATAAAGTTGAAAAGCAGATTGACTCGGTTCTAACGGAAATCGATGAGATTGAAAAGATCCTTACTAACATCAACATCCTTAAGATGGACTTGGCATCTGCTAAGTCTTCCTATAACAATATTGCTAATAATCTGCGCCAAGTTGTTGAGCAGATTGAATCCTTCTCTGGGTCAGATAAAACCACCCAAGAGTCAGAACGACAACTTGAAACAGTGCAACATGATATTTCCACCCTCCAAAAGGAGAAGGAGACCCTTTTAGATGAGCGTCAATACATCGACCTCGCTACTACTCTACTCAAAGATGGTGGAATCAAAACTAAGATCATTAAGCAGTATCTACCCATCATTAACAAACACATCAACAAGTATCTTGCAAAACTTGGCTTCTTCGTCAACTTTAATATCAATGAGTCATTCGAAGAATCTATCAAGTCTAGATACCGAGACGAGTTCTCATACCACAATTTCTCAGAAGGAGAGAAGTTAAGAATTGACCTTGCTATTCTTCTAACATGGCGACAGATTGCCAAACTAAAGAATAGTGTCAATGTCAATATCCTTGTGTTCGATGAGATACTAGATCGTGCTATGGACTCTAGCGGTATTGATGAGTTTATCCGTATCATGTGGGATATCGGACATGAAGGAACTAATGTGTTTGTCATTTCCCATAAGGACACAATGATTGATAGATTTGAAAGAACTATCAAGTTTGAGAAGGTAAAGAACTTTAGCACCTTGACAAAAGAGGGTTGATCATCTATGATAGATCATCAATGAAAGGAATCGATATGATTACCATTGTTAATACTCCCTTTGGGTATTATACCTATAACATAGATAATCTGTGGACCGGACTCTCGCAAATGGGTGATGTAAATGTCTGTGCCGAAGCAAGTTGAGTTTGTATTTGAGTGGGCATCAACAGCAATTCTATTGTGTGGTGCCTATTTAACCTCTGTAAACATATACCCGCTTAATGTCTATCTATCAATGGCAGGTAATCTAGGATGGCTTGTTGTTGCTCTATCATGGCGTAAGTGGTCGTTAATCATAATCCAGTTGGTGATTACTTTAATCTATGTCTCTGGCCTAATCAAAACAGGAGCATTTCACTAATGGAAAAACCAGACCCGCACAAGACCCACCACTACTCGCATGAACAACTTGTTCTCTCTGCTTATACCCTAGAATTATATCATGTGAGAAACAATCCTAAGTATGACAATGTTCGTGAGATTCTAGAAACATTTATGAATGAGCGGGTGAAAGAGATTAAGGATCGCTGGAAGTGAAAGTTGACTTTAACACATTTAAGTCTGGTGATGTTGTAAGATTGAAGCCAGGCTTTCCTTATGTCAATCGTGAACTTCTAATAGATGAGATATACATAATAGACAAGATGATTGCCGACGCTGGTATTGTAACACTTATCGGTCAGCAACCAAATAAAACATTCCCTGAGGATGCTTTTGAACTAGTGAGCAAAGATGACGCTATACAATGAAACAGCAGAAGACTATCTAAGCCTAATCGGCAATTGGGTTGATCCCAATCCTGCACCAGTGATTGTAGAACACGAAGGTTATCATGTTGTTCGTGATGACCTTCTTTCTGTTGGTTCTAAGGCGAGAGCCGGTGACTATCTTATTGGTCATGCGACTGAATATGCAAACATAAAAGAGTGGGTGTATGGATCATCGCCTGCAACTGGCTATGCTCAAATCTCCCTCCCCTTCATTTGCAATCGTTATAACAAAAAAGCCGTAATCTTTATGGCAGAAAGATCGATGGATAAATTACATGAGTATCAAAAGCGTGGCATTGAACTTGGCGGTGAATATCATTGGGTCCCGAACGGTATGCTTCCGGTTACGCAAAAGAGGGCTAAAGACTATGTTGCAGAATTGCCTGACGAAAGAGCATTACTTCCAATTGGTGTTGAACACCCTACCTCGATTGCTTGTATTATTCGTGTTGCTCGTTCTATTGCGGTTTCTCCCAAAGAGGTCTGGTCCGTAGGATCATCTGGCACTCTAACGAGAGCATTGCAACTTGCATGGCCTGATGCAGAAGTTCATGTGGTATCTGTAGGACATACAATGGGCCCTAGAGAAATCGGGCGTGCCATACTGCACAAGTCGCCATACAAGTTTGACAAGCCAGTGAAGAAAGAACATACACCGCCTTATCCTTCTGCACCTACCTATGATGCAAAGGTATGGCATGTCATGAAAGAATATCACGAAGGACACTCCCGAAAAGAGCCTTGTCTGGTATGGAATGTAGCAGGATGAAGATTTGTATTTGTCGTCTCCGTTCTTCGGCTAACTATATCGTTCCGTTGGAACATATCATGGACTCATTCTTTGAGTTGCTAAAGTTGTATGTGCGCAATCATCCTGAGCATGAATGGTATTATTACAATTTCGGTTTCAACATGAAGCCTCGTCGTGAACCAGAAGCAATCAAAAATGCAGACATTATCATCATACCCAGTGAAGCAGAGTTCACTTATTGGATCCCTGGTGCTATTCACACATTAGATTTGAAACGATCTAATGAGCATCTTGAGACAATCAAACCATACTTTGAAGGCAAGAAGGTCATCATTCTACGGTCAGATCGCCGTGACGATGAAGAACTATACAGAACTAAAGTCTTCCCTAATATGAACATTACATATGAGACGATTGATGAATGTGACTTTGGTAATGTTCATGGTATGAAATATCGTTTCATCAAGAACCATAGTTTTCTTTTCCCTCATGATGAGAAGACGATTGACTTTGTATATTGGGGTTCGGACAAGCGCAAGACAATTGATGGTAAGCTATCAGGCGACCAGCGCCATACAATTCTAAAACAGATTCATAAGAGCGACCTTGATACATGGTTCATTGGTCGTTTTCATGGTTTCAAGAGAGACCAAAGATGGGGTAAGATGAAAGACATTCTTCCTACTCTATTGCTTTCACGGTCCACATTATGCTTTAACTGGATGGATCCTAAAGCAACAACCTCAAGATATGTTGAAGCCGTTGCATGTGGCATCTTTCCCTTTGTCTGGGATAACTATGACGAAGATAAAACCTTTGTCGCTACCGATTGGCAGAGGGTAAGATCATTCGATGAGTATCTTGACAAGTATCACAGTTTAGAGTATATTGATCACTTCGAAGAAATTGAGAACAAACTTTTTACCGTCCTCAAGACGCCTGACCAATATTATGCACAGTTTGAAGGAATGCTAAATGCAATGGTTTTATGAACGCAATGACCAGTTACTAAACTCTCCTGTCAATAAGACATTTGAAGAACTGCTATGGATGACCAATGATGAGTTTCGTCAGTGGGTCATTGATATGCGTAAAGAGGTTGTGCGCTTATGGGATGAAGAAGGCATTCCTCCTCGTGTGGGTTTTACCAAAGATGGTATAGTTGATAACTTTCAGAAGATGGTTTCATTTCCAGTTCATGAGTTTGAAACGCTCGACCTTCGCACAGGTGAGAAAGATGTTATTCGTAACACCTCTGTAGTAGGCAATGCTGTCAATCAATGGTTCCCTACCATGATGAAGACGGGCATTTCATATTCAACAAAAGGCAAGGCTAAGTCGATCTATGATTATTTTGCTGATGATGACTATCTGGACACCTTCGTTACTTATGCCTCTAGACACTTTAAGCGTGACTCTTTTTACCATTATTCCAATCCTATTAGCATTGGTGATACCGGACGCATAAACAACATTCCATATCATGTTGAGTCTGCTGACCAGTTTATTGAGTTTATGAAAGACAAAGAAGGTTGGGACTACTGGCTTTGCCCTATCAAAGAAGATAAGGTTTACACAGGCTATTCTGCTACTCTAGGCAAGAAACAGAATGTGATTGTGGACGCTGATTATGCTGATAAGGTACCAGAGCGTTGTCGCACCAATGTTGATCGTAACAAGACCAATGCATACACCATTCGTCTATTCAAACTAGGACAGAAGATATTCCCTCTAGGTCTTAAATCATTTAGAGTGTCTTTCTGTCAGTATGCGGTGAACTATCCACCACTCACCGCTCGTTATCTTTATGAGCGTTTCACTGATCATATCAAGGATCAAGATGTAATCAACATTTGGGATCCTTCTAGTGGTTGGGCAGGTCGTATCGTAGGAGCTATGTCTGTAGATGACAAGAGAACGATTCATTACATTGGTACTGATCCTAATACAGACCATAACACTACTCCTGGTCGCACTAAGTACCATGAAGTGGCAGATTTCTTCAATGAGAATGTAAGAGAGAATGGCAGTCTGTTCCCTAAGTCACACACATATGAGATTTTTCAGTGTGGGTCTGAGGTAGCACAGTTTCAGCCTGGCTTTCAAAAGTATAAGGGCAAGCTTGATATGGTGTTCACTTCACCACCTTATTTTGCAAAAGAGGTCTATTCGGATGATCCCGAACAATCTTGTCACAAGTTTTCGCAATATGAGGATTGGGTTGATGGTTTTCTACGACCTACTCTGGAGACTGCCGTTAGCTACCTACGACCGGATCGTTATCTTCTTTGGAACATTGCTGATGCTGCATTTGATGGGAAGCTATTGACATTAGAGGAAGATTCCTGTAATATATTAAAAGAGTTGGGAATGGAATATGTCGGAACTCTAAAGATGGCTCTTGCTCAAATGCCGGGCGGAAACAGAATGGTTGAGACTGGTGAAAAGGTAACAATCAACCCTATTACCGGCGAAGAAGAAACGGAAGTCATCCTTGAAGGCAAGATGAAAAACTTTTGTCAGATTGAAAACAATGGCAAAAAGATCATGCTGAAATATGAACCCGTTTTCGTTTTCAGAAAGGTTAAATGATGCATTATACCCCTAACTATTTCGATTTTGATAAGCTTAAGCATACCGGTGAGATTGCGGAAGTTTTCCTAATGGTCGCTGCCGTTTACATTCTGATCTATTCCGTTTCTTGGCTATATGTATATCTTCGTAAGTGATTGATTCCATTAGGACTTGACAAACCCGGCCTGATTTGCTATACTTATGAAAATCGTGAAAGGAACACATATGTCGGATAAGTCGCTTCTTGCTAAACTCCTCGCTACGGAAAACATCACCGTCCAGCGCAACCCGGCGCTTAAGACGGCTATGTTTGACCTTAAGAACCGTGTCCTTATGCTGCCCATCTGGCAGGGTATCTCTAATGACCTTGAGGACCTTTTGCTGGTTCATGAAACTGGTCATGCTCTTGATACTCCGTCTGCCGATGTTTATAAGCAGACTGCCGATGATCTTGCTGCTAAGATTTTTCCTGGTGAGAAAGTCTCCGAGGCTCTCCGTCGTACCGTTCAAGGCTTCTTGAATGTTATCGAGGATGCTCGTATTGATAAGCGTCAAAAGCGCCGTTATCCTGGCTGCCGTCGCAACTATCTTGCTGGCTACAAAGAACTGGTTGAGCGTGACTTTTTCGGTACCGCTAACCGTGATATCAATTCAATGAACTTTATCGACCGCTTGAATATCTATTTCAAGGGTGGTAATGTGCATATGAATATTACCTTCTCTTCCGAAGAAAAGGTTCTTCTCAAGAAAGTTGAAAACGCTGAAACTTGGGATGATGTTGTTTCTCTTACTGAGGAAATTTACGCCTATTGTAAGAAGAAACTCGAAGAACAAAATGAAATGGAAATCGACCTAATTGCAGGAGAAGGTGATGATGATGTTGATCTTGACGACCTTGATTATGAGGAAATTGATGGTGATGAAGGTGATGGAGATGAAAACGGCAAAAGCCAGGGTGTAAGAAGCGAAGGCGAGTCTTCGGGTGCTGGTGGCTTCGGTAAGGGCGCTGGTCAGTCAGAGGCTCCTTCTAATGCTCCTCGCTCCGAGACTGATGAAACTTGGCAGCGTAAGTCTGAGGAAATTGTTAAGAACGAAAACTCCACTTTCGTTTATCTGACAATGCCTAATGTCAATTGGGATAAGGCTGTTAATGACTATAAGGTCGTTATCAAAGATTGGCGTGATGAACTTTCTGGCAATAAAAAGTCGCCTTATGCTACGCCTCTTAGCAATGCGGCATTTGATGATTGCCGTCGTCTTATGACCCAGTGGAAAATGAAAGAGAAAGAAACAATCTCTTTCATGGTCAAGGAGTTTGAACAGCGTAAGGCTGCCGAACTTTATGCTCGTATCAATGTGGCTAAGACTGGTGTTATCGACACCAACAAGCTTCATTCTTACAAGTATAACGACGATATCTTCCGTCGTCTTGCTACTACGCCTAAGGGTAAGAACCATGGCTTTGTTATGTTCATTGACTGGTCCGGTTCTATGCATTACAACCTTCAAGAGACTTTGAAGCAGTTGTTTTCGCTTACCCTGTTCTGTAAGCAGATTGGTGTGCCTTTCGAGGTCTATGGCTTCAAGGATTCTGGTGCTGATAATCCGTTCTCTTACATCGGTAAGCAGAATGTGATTAAAGGCTCCCGCTTGGTATTGCGCAACTTCCTCTCTTCCCGAATGAACATTCAGGAAATGAATTTCGCAATGTCGTTCCTTTGGGCTGCTGGTATGGGTCATTATCTTGCGAGTGACACAATGGGCGGTACCCCGCTTAATGATGCAATCATGATTGCACCCAAGGTCATCCGTGAGTTTACGACTCGTAACAAGCTGGAAATCACGAATGTTGTTTGGCTCACCGATGGCGAGTCGAATGGTTCTGCTGGTATTGAAAACTCCAACGAACCTCGCAACTTTACAAAGGGGCATAACACTCGTTATTTCTATGTCGATCCGATCACCAATAAGACTTACGATTGGTATCCTCATCATTGGAGTGCCACTCGTGAAAACACCAATACGCTGCTGCGTATTCTAAAAGATAGCACCGGCTGCAATCTCGTCGGCTTCTTTCTTTACGACTACAATAACTTCAAGCGTATTGATAACGAGTATGGTATCTCTAATGGCAATCCCGATGCCTTTACGAAGGCTCGTAAATACTGGAGTGACAACAAATACTATCCTGTCAAGAGTGCGGGCTATGATGAGTATTATATCATCAACACCTCTGCCATGAAAGACACGGAGAACAATCTGGAAATCGATAACTCCGGTGATAAGAAAATGACCGTCAAAAAGATGGCTTCCGCTTTCTCCAAGTTTGCCCAGAAAAAGACGGTAAACCGTGTTCTTTTGCGCCAGTTTGTGGAACGGATTGCTGGTCATTCCAAGAAAGTAGCGTAAAATCAAACACTTAGGAGGGGCTTGACAAAAGCCCTTCCTTCCGCTATAATATATGCATAATGAGAATTGTGAAAGGAACTCATATGACTAAGGTTGCTGCTGCTCGTACCGAGTTTTTCGACAAGGTGCGTTTTGAGTTTGGTGCTATCCGTGAAATCACTCGTGCCCAGGTTAAAGAGGTTACTGAAAAGTATAATCTCGCTTGGCCTCATTGGTTCTTGAATGATGCTGACCGCCGTCTCGGTCGTGGTCTTTATGCAATCACCGAGCATGGTTCTGAAACTGCCGCTAAGGTTGTTTCTAAGCCTGCTAAGGTTGTGGCTCCCGTTGAGCCGACTGTAGCAGTTGCTATGGTTGCTCCGTCTGTTCTTTCGCATAATGCTGAAATGTCGCTTGTGCCTGAAAAGGCAACTGGCTATGTCCCGTTTGGCAACTTCCCTGATGTTCGTGCTATTATCAAGTCTCGTAAGTTTTATCCCGCTTACATTACTGGTCTTTCTGGCAACGGCAAGACTATGATGGTCGAACAGGTTTGCGCTAATGAAAAGCGTGAATGTGTCCGTGTCAATATTACTATTGAAACCGACGAAGATGATTTGATCGGTGGCTTCCGCCTTGTTAACGGTGAAACTGTCTGGCAGGACGGACCTGTTGTTACTGCCATGACTCGTGGTGCCGTTCTCCTTCTTGACGAAGTGGATCTTGGTTCTAATAAGATGATGTGCCTTCAGCCTGTCCTTGAAGGCAAGGCTGTTTATCTTAAAAAGACCAATCGTGTTGTTCATCCTGCTCCTGGCTTCAATGTGATTGCAACTGCAAACACTAAGGGTAAGGGTTCTGATGACGGCCGTTTCATCGGCACCAATGTTATGAACGAAGCGTTCCTTGAGCGTTTCAGCATTACAATGGAACAAGAATATCCGTCTGCTAAAGTTGAGGCTAAAATCCTCAACAATGTCCTCAATGCTTCTGGTGTTTCTAACACCGACTTTGTTGATAAGATGGTCACTTGGGCAGATGTTATTCGCAAGTCCTTCTATGAAGGTGCTTTGTCCGAGATTATCTCTACCCGTCGTCTCGTTCATATCTGCGAGGCTTATGCAATCTTTGGTCAGAACAAAGTGAAAGCAATTGAACTTTGTCTGAACCGTTTCGATGTGGATACTAAGAATGCCTTCATGGAACTGTATAAGAAAGTCGATGAGACGATTGACCCGGCTCCTGTGGCTGAACAGGCGACTCCCGATGTTACTGCGGAAGTTGCTTTCTAAGTAATATAAGAATACCCGTGTATAATAAAATGGTGTTGGTGGTTATACACGGGTCCTTTCCTTTCACGACCACCAACACCAAAACTTTGAATGGAGAATTATATAATGGCTACACCCCGTAAGACTCAGATTGAGAAGATTGAAACCGCCCTGCTAAACCATAACACTGGTCCAGGCATTACTGCCGCTTCTATTGCCCGCATGGCTCGTGTGCCATATGAGGCAGTTGCCAAGCGAGTTTACGATCTTCGTGAGCATTACACCATCTATACCAATTGGCGTAAGGTCAATGGCAAGCGCACCGCTTTCTATCGCCTTGCTAACTAATTCTTAAAAAGAATACTATATATAAGCGTGGTGCCTTTTTGGGCTCCACGCTTTTCGTGTATGGAGAACATTATGGAAATTAAAATTACAACAGATGAATTGAGAAAGAGAAAGTTGTTTATCGCCACCCCCTGCTACGGTGGTGTTTGCACAGGACTTTATGCCAAAGCATGTTTAGACCTTCAAGGGCTGTGCATTCAGTATGGCGTGGAGTGTCGCTTCTCATTCATCTTCAATGAATCTCTAATCACCCGTGCCAGAAACTATCTCGTTGATGAATTTCTTCGTTCTGGTTGCACTCATATGTTGTTTATCGACGCCGACATTCAGTTCAATCCACAAGATGTTATCGCCCTTCTAGCAATGGATCGTGATATCATTGGTGGTCCATATCCTAAGAAGACAATCAATTGGGCTAACATTGTCAATGCAGTTAAGAACCATGCTGACAAGGAAGGCTTCAATCCTAATGAGCTAGATCAGGTCACCGGTGACTTCGTTTTCAATCCAGTTCCTGGTACTAAGTCATTCAGAGTTACCGAGCCAGTTGAAGTTATGGAGATTGGTACCGGCTTCATGATGGTAAAGCGTGAAGTGTTTGATACTTATGCTGAAAAGTATCCAGAGTTGAACTATAAGCCAGATCATATCGGTCAGGCCAACTTTGATGGTACTCGCTACATTCACGCCTACTTTGATACAGTCATCGACCCACAATCACACCGCTATCTATCGGAGGACTATATGTTCTGTCAGAATGCTCGTGCTATTGGCATCAAGGTTTGGCTATGCCCATGGATGAAGACTACACATGTTGGAACATATGCGTTCCAGGGTGATCTACCAGCCGTCGCCGCTCTTACAGGTGCTTTGCGATGATTATCGGCCTTGTCGGGTTTATCGGATCCGGCAAGGGCACCGTAGCCGATCTTCTCGTTAAAGATCACGGCTATAGAAAGTTTGCCTTTGCTGATGCTCTAAAGGATGCCGTTGCCACAATCTTTATGTGGCCACGGGGCCTTCTAGAAGGTGATAGTAATGCCTCACGGACCTTTCGTGAGACTGTTGATCCATGGTGGTCACATAAGCTAGGATACGAGGTAACTCCTCGTCTCATTCTACAAAAGTTTGGTACCGAAGCTTGTCGCCATGGCATTGCTGATAACATATGGATTGCTGCCTTAGAGAAGCGTATCCATGGTTATGAAGATGTTGTTATCTCCGATTGCCGCTTCCCGAATGAAATCGATTTTATCCGGAGTGTCGGCGGCAAGATAATTCATGTTTCTAGAGGTAAATATCCTAGCACCGAAGAACTTGCAAAGATGCACATATCGGAGACCGCATGGACTGATATCTTTCCTGATTATACCGTCTTCAACAACGGCACTCTGGCTGAACTGAATAAGGAAGTCAGTTTGCTCTTGACAGGAATCGAAAAACCTCGTACCATATTTCATCATCCCGTATAAAGGAGTTTATAATGAAGCTAAGTGAAAATACCTTGAATGTTCTAAAGAACTTTGCCTCTATCAATAGCGGCGTTGTTCTAAATGAAGGCAAGGTTCAGAAAACTATCTCCCCCGAAAAGTCTATTCTTGTAGAGGCTACTCTTGAGGATGAAATCCCAAATCAGTTTGGCATCTATGATCTTAATCAGTTCCTTGCCAATCTAACTCTTATCAAGAATACCGAGATTACATTCGACAAGGATTCTGTTACGATCTTTGATGGTGAAATGTCGTTTAACTATCTCGGTTGTTCTACAAACCTAATCATCACCCCACCAGATAAGGAACTTGCTTTAAAGTCGGTTGATGTTAAGTTCACCCTACTCAATTCATCTTTTCAGAATTGGATCAAGAGAGCAGTTCTTAACTCTATTCCTAATCTATCTGTCATTGGTAAGAACGGTGAACTTCTTATCAAGATTCATGAAAAGGCAAACGATACTTCCAATCAGGGTTCAGTCAAGATTGGTGACTATGCTGGCAAGGACTTCGTTGCAACCTTCAAGATCGACAATCTAAAGTTGCTTCCTGATGATTACACCGTTGAGGTTCAGGCTGGTGCGTTTGCTAAGTTTACGAATGCCAACAATACTCTTACATACTTCATTGCTCTGGAGACAAAGTAATGATGGGTGATCGTCAGTTTGCAAGTCGAGCCGTTTCTGAATGGCTTGATCCACTTGGTGTAATTATTCTCGGCACAGTCGGTATTTCTGTGCTTACTGTCATTGCAATGTTATATGTTGCTCACCAGAACGATCTGGAGCGCAATGCATTTCAAAAAGTTTGTGTAGATTCTGGTGGATATCCGGTTGTTACCTATTCATACATCAAAGGTAGTAAAGATGGCCGCCTTTGTATCAATCCATCCGCAATTATTGAGGTAAACTAATGTTTGATGATCGTTATATGGTAAGCCTTCTATTGAAGGTTATTGAACTACTCGAAACGAAACAGACCGCAAAGCAGAAGCATTGTGGTATTGGATACGGAGGCCTCTAATGAGTATGATTGGTCATAACCAGCAGCAACGCTCGGTTCAGGGTCTTACCGATGAAGATCGTAAGACACTTAAAAAGGCTGTTATTGAAATGAATGACTCAATGACTCGTGTGGGGGCGGAGCGTGAGTTGCAGAAAGAAACCGTTAATGAAGTCTGCGACAAGCTAGGCATCGATAAGAAGCTATTTCGCCGTATGTCTCGTGCATACTTTAAGGCAAACTTCAAGGATGAGGTTCAGGAGAACACCGACTTTGAGGAGTTCTATACCGCAGTTATTGAGAAGACTGCACCATGATTGAACTGGCATTTGAACTTGTGGGGGCGGCCAATCTTGTGGCTGCCCTTATCTACTTTGCTATCGATGAGAATGATATCATGCACTGGTTGTTTTATCTTCTCGTTTCTGCTATAATGTATATCAATGCAATCCGCTATGATAAGGGGAATGAATGAGTGAATATCTATATGTTGAGAAGTATCGTCCTCACAAGATTGAGGACTGTATTCTTCCTGATCGCCTAAAGAAGGTCTTTCAGGAGTATGTGACAAAGGGAGAAATCCCAAATCTAATGCTCACTGGGTCTGCCGGTTGCGGTAAGACTACAGTGGCAAAGGCGATGTGTGAGGAGATTGGCCTTAATCATCTTTTCATTAACTCGTCCGATGAAAGAGGTATTGACACCCTTAGAACAAAGATCAAGGGTTATGCCTCTACTGTATCTCTTACAGGTGGTCGTAAGGTTATCATCCTTGACGAAGCAGACTATCTAACTCCAGAGGCGCAGGCAGGCCTGCGTGGTGCCATCGAGGAGTTTAGTGAAAACTGTTCGTTTATCTTCACCTGTAACTTTAAGGCTCGTCTGATTGATGCCCTTCATTCTCGCTGTTCTGTCATTGACTTCTCCCTTAAGGGTGATGAAAAGTCAAAGATGGCAATGCAGATGTTTAAGCGACTAACAAACATTCTTTCGCAAGAGGGTATTGAATATGACAAGCAAGTATTGGCAAAGATTGTTGAGCGATATTTTCCAGACTATCGTAGGACTCTTAACGAACTCCAGAGGTATTCTACTTCTGGAAACATTGATGCTGGTGTTCTTAGTCAGGTTAATGATGTTCGCAAACTAGACGAACTTATCAAGACACTAAAGAGTAAAGACTTTGGTGCTATGCGTAAGTGGGTCGTTCTCAATTCAGATGTTGATCCAGCCCGTGTGTTTCGTAACATCTATGACGGTTTGTCAGAATATCTAAAGCCCGAGAGTGTACCAGCGGCTGTTATTACACTTGCTAAGTATCAGTATCAGGCAGCGTTCGTTGCCGATCAAGAAATCAATCTAGTTGCATGTCTAACAGAACTGATGGTTGAGTGTGAGGTAAAGTAATGTATGCTAGAGCATCAAGGTTTCAAACAGGACAATTCAAGGCAACTCAAAGAACAGTAATTGAACATGGATTCGTCCAGAGTTTCGTTGAGGAAACGTTCAACGAAAAATTGAAAGGTGAGATAACTCGGGAAGAGTATGCTTCTATCATAGACAAACGATTTGATGAAATCATAAAGGAGTATCCATATAACGAGTCAACAGACGTTATGCCATTTGGTATGTATAAAGGTGATCGTATTATAGATATCTTCAATGAAAATCCTGAGTATCTATTATACATTCTTTGGGTTAAAAAAACTGATAAGAATTTTATCAGACTCATATCCGAGAATTGTAATTTACCTTATCTTGTTAGAAAGTTGGTTGCTATACAATGACAGACCTATTCAGAGATATCATTCCAAGCATCCTTCAAACTAAGAAGGATGTCTTGGAAACCGAAAAAGATTATAATGCTTTCGTAGTGAACCGGGCCCTCTCGTTTCACTATGATTGCGTTTTGCAAGCAAATGAAATGAACCGTTATCCCTCGTTGCCAGGATCCCTGCAATATCAGTATTTACTAAATACCATCCGTGGATACAAACGTCCATTTAGACCATGGCAGAAGCGTGAGACCATTGAGAATCTGGAAGCTGTGAAAGAGTATTACAACTACTCTTACGAAAAGGCGAAAGAAGTGATGGTTTTACTAAATGCCAACCAGATAGAAGAAATAAAAAAACAGATTCATAAGGGTGGCACAGATGACAGTAAACCTAGACGAGTTCGTGGAAGTTAAACTTCCCGACCCTCAAGCCTTTTTAAAGGTAAAGGAGACGCTGACCCGCATTGGTGTGGCGTCTAAGAAAGATAAGACTCTTTATCAGTCTTGTCATATTCTACATAAGCAAGGGCATTACTACCTTGTTCATTTCAAAGAAATGTTTATTCTAGATAACAAGCCAACAGACTTCTCTGAGGAAGATAGAGGTCGTCGTAACACGATTGCCAATCTTCTAGCAGAATGGGGATTGGTTTCATTAGTCGATCCTAAGAAGTCACAAGAGCCTTTGACTCCTATTAACCGTATCAAGATCATATCATACGGCGAGAAGTCAGAATGGAATCTAGTTGCTAAGTATTCTCTAGGCAAGAAGAAATACACCGAAGAATAAGAAAGTGAGTATATTATGGAAACATTGAAAGTTTGGAAAACACATCCTTCAGTTAGACTCCCAGTTCATCAGACCGAACAGTCTGCTTGTTTTGACCTGGCATTCCAGCCGGCTGGCAAATCTGTTTGTCAGGGTTACACACAATTCAATAAGCCAATCAATCGTGAAATGAGAGAATCGATTACCATTAGTCCTGGTGACAGGGTGATGGTACCTACTGGTCTTGTATTCGACATTCCAGAGGGTTATTCGGTTCGTGTTCATGCTCGTTCTGGTTTATCACTTAAGCAGGGTCTAGCACTTGTCAATGCCGAGGGTGTTATAGATGCTGACTATGTTCAAGAGGTGTATGTCCTCATTCATAATGTGTCTGGTAACCCTGTAACGATCAATAACGGTGATCGTGTTGCACAGGCCGAACTAGTCAAGAATGTAGAATATAAGATTGAAGAAATCAATTTCATGCCTCTTGTTAAGACAAGTCGCACAGGTGGCTTTGGTTCTACCGGAGTGTCCGCCGAGATTAAAGTTATCAATATAAATACAGAAGAAGCAAAAGTTGAGCCTGTTCCTGTTAAACGGGGCAGAGGAAGACCTAGGAAGGATTCATGAGCGGATTTCCAGTTCATTTCATCGGTGCATTAAGAATGTGTGGTGCTTTAACCACACCAGGTCCTGGCAACCCAATGAATGTGTTTGTTGAGGGTAAGCCTGTTGCGGTAGCTGGTGATTTAAATACACACAATAATCTAGGTGCTTTGCTATCTCTATCACCGGGTAATGTCTTGGTCGGAGGTGTCCCTCTTGTCGTTTCTTTGTTAGATCAAGGATCACCAGATGTTCAAGGCATTATACCTCATGTAACTGGTCTGCCAACACCTGCCGAAGGTTCGGGTGTTGTAAAGGCGTATGGGATGCTTAGTAGCACCCTTGGCATGATGGGTGGTGGTAAAGGTAACAAAAATGGCAGAATGGATACAGGAGAAAATGTATTAGCTGGAGGCCAGAAGGTAGGTGATATCTACCGTGTAGTTGATGGTGGTGGTGCTGGTTTCGATGTTCTAGTTTTGGCTAATGTATCGAATACCGTTGTTAATGGTTCCTCAGTCACCGGTGAAACATCAGGTAACACTTTTACATTTTCCACCTACTATTCCACTTGACAATCACCCGATGTTTACTATATAATGTATGATGATAGCCGAAAGGTATCGTCTTTTATAATCTCGCTGAAAAGGAGAAACACATGGAAACTTTCAAGAAATTCAATACCGATAACTTTGGTATTCCTGATTCGCTATCCCGTCAATTTATCGGCTTTGATGCCATTCTAGATACTTTGCGCCGTTCTAATGAACAATTGGCAAAGGCATCTAATTACCCTCCATACAATATCAAAAAGATTGATGATGAACATTTTGTGATCGAAATGGCTGTTGCTGGTTTCGGCAAGCAGAACCTTGATATTGAATTGAAGGAAGGTGAACTAACTATTACTGGTTCACATGAAGCCGAGGAAAACGATTACATCTATCAAGGCATTGCAAATCGTGCCTTTACTCGCAAGTTCACTCTTGCTGACACTGTTGTTGTAAAAAATGCGGAGTTGGTCAATGGTCTACTTAAAATCGCTCTTGAACGCTATATTCCCGAGGAGAAGAAGGCTAAGAAAATCGATATCTTGGATCCGTTCGGCGTCGGGGAGACGACGAGGCAGCTTCTCAACGAGGGTACGAAAGCGTGGGCGGATGGCGTCCAGAAGATTGCGGACTCGCTAACACCTAAGTGATATAAATAAAAATAACACGGTCGGGACCTCTGTTCATACAAGTCCCGGCCTTCTTTTATATGAGGTAGATTATGCAGCTTACAATTATTGATACAGAATATGTTCGTCCCGACATTCACATTTCTAAAGAAAATCTAGAGAAGTATAAGAACGGCGATACATTCATTGAAACAGGAACCTATCATGGTGATACAGTTTCAATGGTCCTCAAAACTAATCTATTCAAAACAATCCATACAATCGAACTAGACAAGCAACTGTATGACAATGCCGTTGAAAACTTTAGTAAGAATACAGAGGTAGTTTGTCATCAGGGTGACTCTATTGATTGTCTCAAGGAAATCGTTTCAAAGTTAGAAGGACCTGCTACATTCTGGCTAGATGCACATGCTTCGGGACCGCTTCCTGGTGGTAAGTCTGGTGGTTCTCCTGTATTGGATGAACTAGATATCATTGCAGCAACCGGTCGTAACGATCATACCATTATCATTGATGACTGTCGTTTGTTCGGTTCAGCAGAATGGTCTTTCGTTACTAAAGAAGATGCTGTAGAACGGATTAAGAAGATCAATCCAAACTACAATATTCACTACCTTGATGGTCATGAAAGAAACGATGTTCTTTGGGCAACAGTGAAATGAAACTTGTAATCGAAAAGCCTGTAGCGGTTATCACACCTACAATCGGTTCTCCTAAACTAGTTGATGCTATGAAGTCTGTAGCAAATCAGACTTACAAGTGTAAGCATTATATCGTTATTGATGGACCTCAATACAGTGATAATGTTGCAGACACGGAAGCATTCTCTGGCATTGATCGTGATAGATATGAAATCACCATTCTTCCAGAGAACACAGGTAAGACTGGCGGTGACTTCTACGGGCATCGTATCTATGCTGCAATGCCGCATCTTCTCAACTCAGAATATGTTCTCTTTCTAGATGAAGATAACTGGTATGAACCAGATCATGTCGCCACTCTTATTGAGACAATCGAAACTAAGCAATTAGACTTTGCATATTCACTTCGTAAGATTTTCTCTCCTACAAGAGATTATCTTTGTGACGATAACTGTGAGAGTCTAGGCAAGTGGGAAATCTTTCTGTCTCGTGGTTCTCCTCATGGTAAGCACTATCTAATCGATACATCTTCTTTCTGTTTCCGCAGAGAGTTTATCCAGAAGACATGTCATCTATGGCATGCCGGTTGGGGTGGTGATCGTATCTATTACTATGGTGTAAAAGATCATTGTCGATATGATACAAACGGCAAGCATACACTTTGCTATCGTCTAGATGGCAATCCTAATTCAGTTACCAAAGAATTTTTCGATGAAGGTAACAAGACACAAGAAGCATATTATGGGGGCAAATTTCCATGGAAAAAGACCTGATCATCGGCGGGGCATCAAACTACGATTACGAAAAGCTACAATACTGGGTTAACTCAATCAAGCAAACCGAGTTCTCAGGTGATATCGTTATCTGTGCTACCAACATTACAAAAGAAACAATCGATAAGCTATCTAAGAAGAATGTTACCGTGTATGCTTATGGTGTACCAGATGGTAATGGTGGATTTAAGAGTGAGACACGCCTAGCGCCACATGTTGAAAGATTTTTCTATCTATGGGGTTTTCTAAACGAGCATCGTGAAAACTATAGATATGTTGTGGTAACTGATACAAGGGATGTTATCTTTCAGACAAACCCTTCTGACTTTCTCCTTGAGAATCTAAAGGTAACAAACTCTCTAATCTGTTCATCCGAAGGCCTTCTATATAAAGATGAGCCATGGGGTGATAAGAACCTGCTTGACACCTTCGGGCCTTTCTTTCATAATATCTATCGTGAAGAAATGATTTACAATGTAGGAACGATTGCAGGTATGTCAGAAGATGTTGCCGCTCTATTGCTCATGATCTTCCAGCTATCTATCAACCGTCATACACCGATTGTCGATCAGGCAGTGTTTAACTTCATTGTTAATCAGTTACCTTACAGTGCAGAGATTCAGAAATCGACAAACGAAGATGGTTGGGCTATTCAGTTAGGTACAATTCGCAAGGCTGTTGAGGCAGGCTTTGGTGAAATTGGACAGAGAGCAAAGACTGATCCTAAGCAGCTAGAGCAGTATGATAAGAACTACCGTGATGTTCAGCCTGTGATCAATGATCATATTGTCGCCACACCAAAGGGTGATAAGTATTGTATTGTTCACCAGTGGGATCGAGTTCCTGAACTGAAAGAAAAAGTTTTAAAGTTTTATGGTGATGAAGCTGGTGAAGGAGTCATATCATTTCAGACAAGCAACTAAAACTAGGATTTGCTGACACCATCGATGGAGTAAAAAACTACTTCACCGATGTTTTGTCAAAACGATACAATGTAGTCCGGGACGATGAGCGCCCGGACTATCTCATATTTGGTGATAGAAACTTTGGTGACACTAATGGAAGATTTAAGAACTGTGTTCGTATCTTCTACACAGGTGAGAACCAGCGTCCTCACGATTATGATTGCCACTTTGCTATGTCTTTCGATCATCCTGTTTCAAACAAGATGTATCGACTACCTCTCTATTTGATTTATGAGTATGATCATCATATACTAAGAGATAGAGAGACAAGGACTGTTGACGATTATGACAACAGTGAATTTTGTTCGTTTGTTGTTAGAAATCCTGGATGCGAATATCGTAACGCCTACTTTCATACAGTGTCACGATATAAGCGTATCGATGCTGGTGGTCCTCTATTCAATAACATGAATGGATGGACGCCTGCCGATGTGGTAGAGAAGGTTAAGTTTATGAGCAATTATAGATTCAATCTTTGCTTTGAGAATAGTTCGTATCCTGGCTATTGCACAGAGAAACTATTTGAGGCTTTGTGTGCCAAGACTGTTCCAATCTATTGGGGTTCACCGACTGTTGCGTTAGACTTCAACCCTAAGGCATTTCTCAATCGCTATGACTATGCATCTGATCTAGAGTTTATCAATAAAATAATTGAACTAGATAGTAATAAGGATGCTTACAACGAAATGTATATGCAACCTATGTTTCGTGACGATGAGCATCAAAGAAACTTTAACGAAGACCGTTTTCTAAACTGGTTTGAACAAAATGTATATCAAGGTGTGATCAATGAATAAAGCATTAATTATTTCCCCCACAGGCCGCCCTCTATACTTCCATGAGGACTATGAAAAGGACAATCATTGGCGTTACACTAAGCCTGAACGCACATATGATACCTGTCTTG